ACTTTCTCCACCTACAAAAGATAAATCTGGATGAGATAATTCTGGGAAACCTTCTATCACCATATTATGAGGTGGTAGATCTCCATTTACAAAAGTAACTGTATCTCCAGCAGGTATAGTAACTTCATTAGGTTCAAAGACTAAATTGCCACCTGAACCCATAGTAATCTCTGCAGCATATGCCATTTTAGGTAGCAGAAGAACTGCTAATCCTATAAGCATTACCCAAAAAGTCTGTATAAATGTTTTCACAATGTTGTACAAAATAGTGACCCTTCATTCTGTATACAGTCTATCGCATTAGGGTGACTATGTAAATATTCTACGTCTTGAACTGCTTGATTTCTTGCGGAGAAAGCATCTTCTGCGTATTCACAAATGGTTTGATGATGCTGTGTTTCGTCTAGATACTGAACTGTGTAATGAGACACGATTTAAAGCCGTGGGCTCGCTTAATTGATGCAAATATTTATTTTTCTTATGAGTATTATTAACTATTATGATGTGCTTTTCAAGACTCTGTGTGGGTTTCATATCCTAAACTATTTTGATAGTAAATATCACCCTCATTGCCATACATTAAAGATATCCATTCACCATTTTCTTTCTTTTCATAAACCTCTAACGTCCTTTCTTCACCATCTTTTGTCTTAGCAGTCCATGTTCTTGACCATCTATTATTATTACTATTAAAAGTAAATCCCCTTCTCTCTAAGGAGTTAACGAATGATGGAGGAACAGTACTCACTTCCCCTGCAATACCATCACACATAGACATCTCCACTTCCTCATCATCAATTGAACATACAATTCTATCTGGATCCCACTTAGGATCACTACTCACAAAGAAATTCATCACCGCTTTATAGAATGCATCTAACATGATTAGACCAGTAAAATACACATCACGACCAGTATACCTACAAAAGTAACTTGAGTCAATACTGTCATTACAAACATTCCAATAGTATTATAAGACTTGGACGACTCCTTTGACATCTGGTATCTCCATCATTAATTTCTTTTCAATTCCCTGCTTTAGGGTCATAGAACTCATAGCACATGTAGAACATGCACCACCCAATCTTACTTTAACATAACCTTCTTCTGTCTCAACATACTCCAACCATCCACCATCTGCTTCGATGTATGGAAGTAGTTCGCTAAGAACTTCAACTACATTATCATCATTCAGTTCCATTACAATAAGATAGCACCAATAATAAATCCAAGTGCAAAGTTAGCACACTTACTTTGATAGTCAGATAGGTTTAACTTATCCTCTACCTTTTTAAGTATCTTCTTATCTAACTCAACTGCTTTATCAAATAGTTTTTGTGTTTTGTCCTGTAGTCCCATTGGTTATCTCCATTTGGAGTGAGGTTTTGGATCATCTTTAAAAGGTTGTTCTCCAATATCAGGAGGAGAATTATCTTTATATGGATGAGTAACAGCATCAGTTGCTCCACCCATACCTAAGTCCCAAAAGTACTTAAGTTTATACCAAACCTTCCATAAGAATTTATTCATTTTGAATACCCCATGAATCTTTTAAAGTTTTTTCTTATCACTTCTTGGGTATGCTGATTCATCAAATCAGTATACTCTTGACCAGCCTGTGTCATTTTATCAATCCCTGCCATAGTTAATTTCTCTACAGGCCAAACATTAGAGAATCTCCATTTAGCCAGTCCAGACTGTCCTGGAGTTTGATAATCCTGAGAAAGATCCTCTTCAGACTTAGGGAAAAAGAAGGGGGTGTAACCCGCAACTGGACCTGATGCAACAGCAGTGCTGCTAAACCCAGGAGGATTAGACCCCACAGTCATCATTGCTTCTTTAACAAATTCCCTAAACGTTTTCATCATGCAGATGGATCTTTAGGAGGTTGAGCAGTTATATTTAAAGGTGCCTGTTCAATTCTTATAGTCTGAGCAGGTGCTGCTTGAGTTGCCCTCTCAATCAACTTCTCCATATCTGCTTTAGATATCTGTCCATTAGGACCACTACCACCGCCTTCCATCTTCATTGTCCCATCACCTTTCTTAGATGCTGTCTGAATTCCGAAGCTAGCTAAAACTCCAGTAAAAACTGAAGCTATAAATGTCGGATCTATTTTCTGCTGAGGAACACCAGGAATAGCAACATAATTTAATGTTAATATTCCACCGGACCAGACAAGAACACCAAGTCTAACCATACTTGAGAGTATAGCAGCTTGCTCATCTTGATCGGGAAGAATAGCATCTTTTATCTTACCAAGAGGACCTTTCTTTTTTTCAGGTTTCTTTTCTACTACTACTTCTTCTGCCATTAAAATAGAGCAACGCTCTACTATTTAGAATTCAGCAGATGGAAGGTTAGTAGATGCTTGATTTGGAGAAGGTCCAGCAAGATCATTAGAACCAGTAGGAAGTTCTGGCGCTATGCCAGTATCCCCTCCACCCAATCCACCAGGTAATCCACTTCCTCCAAGAACAGCTTCAAGAGCTTGTGATTTAATTCCATCAACAATTGCATCTCTGTTGACATATAAAGATACCCCACCGACAACAACGGCAAGAGATACAACACCAGACGACACTGCGATGACATTAACTATCCTTTGAAGTGGGCATGGTTTTACTTCAGACATAATACTATACTAAGTTTGAATATTTATTATAATACGCTTTAAAATAACTGACAAGCCCCGATGTAACAACTTGCTTGTTACACCACTCATCAGCACATTCATAAATTGCTTTATTAGAATGAGTGTTCCCAAAATTCTTAAGAAGAATACCTAAGGTCTCTTCTCTTAATTTTAATTTCTCTTCAGTCATCCTGATCCCTAAGATGTTGGTTTAAAAGATAGAACCATACTACCGCCATAACCATAATAAGCGCAACCCTTATAGAACTCCAGGATGTATCAATCACTTCTCTTGTACTTGTTCAGAACCACCACCTAAAGTTTCAGATCCACCTACGGAGAATGGATTATATTTTGCAGTAGCAATCTCATATAATTTTTGATGTATAGTCTTCTCTTTTTCTATCTCATCACTATCATCAGGTTTCTCTACAAACCACTCAGCAATCTTCTCCTCTGGTCGAGGATTAAGTTCCGCATCCAACTCTGCTCTCCGTTCTGGAGGTGCATACTTATTATCGGGAGGTTCATATTCTGATGGTGCGGTATCTTCCCAACTAGGAGGTTCTTCCTTTTCAGATTGAAACCATTCAAATGGATTAATACCCATATCATTAACCATTAGTAAAGTTTTTCTTCCTGTTCGGTTTCTATTACGCAATCAGATTTAGGATAAGATACACAAGTAAGGATAAATCCATTTTCCAATTGGTCCTCATCTAAGAATGATTGGTCTTCTTGATCTACCTCACCTTCTAATAGTTTACCAGCACAAGTAGAACATGCACCTGCACGACAAGAATATGGAAGATCAATACCTTCTTCTTCTGCCTTATCTAAAATATATTCATCGTCTGCACAATCAAAGGTTTGTTCTGTGCCGTCAGGTGACTTTAAAGTTATTGTGTAAGATGCCATGAGAAAAAAATTCTTACAAAACAGTTGAGTTATTTATTATCATATCACACCTAGTGATCCTGCTGCAAGCCCTATCGTTAGCATACCAAAAAATTCCACCAAAGGCATATGATCTGGTGGAATTGTTACTAGTATTTGGTTAACTGTTGCTATCATTGGTAGACAAAAGATAGTCCACCAAGATAAACGTATGCACTAAGCACACCTAAGAATAGTATTTGATACATTGTTACGCACCTGAAGGAACAGCAACTGGAGTAGGCTCCATGGATCTTATACCTTTACCTCCACCAAAATCATCATCGTCATCATCATTAAATCCACCACCTGCAGCAAAATAGAATCCTAATAATACCAAGACAGGTATAAAAGGAAAGAATAATGCCCAGAAAGGTGAGGTTGCTTCAGTTGCGTACATTAGTTCGCCCATGGATTTATTTTGATTCCCTGATAAGTTACGAGTAATTATTTAGTTTTGTTAAGTTTTAGAATAGGAATATACCCCTAGACTGAAAGAAGA